TCGAGATACAAATCAAACAAAGCTGTCGAGCGAGTGTGCAATTTGCTCCGAGCAGCCTTGACCATATTGAACAGCATTATGAAATGGCAATTTATTCGGAGGAGCGGCCAATCCAATTCTGGCGAGAGGTCGAAGGATTTATGGAGGTGGTATGATCATCATCGGGGCTGGGATGGCTGGGCTGCTCGCAGCGAATATGCTGCGACGCTATAAGCCGCTTGTAGTCGAGAAGGCTGCAGCAATTCCAAACAACCATAGCGCCGTGCTACGCTTCCGCTCCTCGATAGTCGGGGACACACTCGGCATTCCTTTTAAGAAGATTAATATGATCAAGACGGCGGTGCCGTGGCGCAACCCTGTGGCCGATGCCTTGATGTACTCTTATAAGAACACCGGAACACGGCGCTCAGACCGTTCCATAATATCCGGCCTCACAGCTGAGATCAGATACATCGCGCCTTCGGATTTGATCGCACAAATGGCCAAGGACGTTACCATTACCTACAATATTGAATTTAAATTTGATGCGAGGGTCAACAAGCCAATCATCTCAACAATCCCCATGCCGTTTCTTATGAAGGCTCTGGGATACGATCCAGGACCGGATATCAACTTCACTTGGGCCGCTGGCGAGACGCTGCGCGCAACGATCAAGGACTGCGATGCCTATGTCTCGCTGCTCGTTTCTGATCCTGATTACAAATTCTCCCGGCTCTCTATCACAGGAAGTGAATTGTTTGTCGAGACGCACAACGCAAAAGCTGGCGCCATCGTACTTTCCCAAGCAGCGGACCTTTTGGGAATACCAATGAGTGAATTCTTTGATGTCAAGATCAAGTCGCAAAAATTCTCCAAGATCAATCCAATCGACGACAACGCCCGCAAGCGGTTCATGCATTGGGCGACCGTCACACATAACATCTACAGCCTTGGACGCTATGCCACTTGGCGTCCCTCCCTTCTCCTCGATGATCTTGTCAATGACCTACGGCTCATCGAGCGTTGGGCGCAACAAGGCCACAAATATGAGATCGCAAAAGTATCTTAACCAGAGAGGATGAAATGAAAAATTCAAACCAAGCGAAAGCAGCACGTGCCAGATGGGCTGATCCTATTTACAGAGCAAATCAACTAAAAGCCATACGTGCAAAATTATCCGATACTTCTTATACAAAACGGCGACTCAAAGCACTGCGTACTTCTGAGTACAGAAAACGTCGAAGCAAAGAAATGTTCGCTCGCTGGGCTGATCCTGTTTACAAAGAACGTCTAAGTAAATCTATACGTCTCGCATTATCTGATCCTGTAGTTCGAGAACGTCAAAGTAAAATTATGCGTGCCATATGTGCCGACCCTAAGAATAAAAAACGTCGAAGCAAGGCCATGCTTGCTATCTGGGCTGATCCTGTTTACAGAGAGCGTCGGGTCAAAGCTATGCTTGTTACATTTTCTGATCCAGCAGTCCGAGAACGTATAAGTAAATCATTGCGCGCTAGATGCGCTAATCCAGAACGCAGAGAAAAGATGAGTAAGACTATGCTTGCTGTCTGGACTGATCCTGCTTACAGAGAGCGTCACAAAAAAGCTGTACTTGCTTCTATACAGACTCCTGCTCACAAAGAACGTCAAAGTAAACAATCTCGTGCTCGATGGAAAAATCCTGAATACAGAGAAAAAATAAGCAAAGCCCTACGTGCTAGGTGGATTAATCCTGAATATAAAAAACAAGCATCTAAAAAGATGTCCATCAGAATGCAAAAAGAAAAACAGCTCATCCAATTTGCTATGATTGAACTCAATCCAATCTACGGCGGTCCTGGTATCCACAAAAGCAAGACTGTGAGCCCATATGAAGTGTTGAAAAGGATCATGGATGAGATGCCGAATGCAACAGGAGGGCAAACTTTTCGACCTTTTGCTGATGCCATGAAAAATGATCCTGAGATGTTAGACGCTTGCTTGGAATATTGTCATACCAATTTCCGTAGCAGCATTGAAGGTTTGATGCGAAGGAGGAAAAAGCCAAGGTCAACTCCGGAGGAGGAAAAAGCAACCAAGGAAAAAGTTGCTGTTGCTATTGAGGCTGTTAAGAAAACACTGATCCTCGATCACTTTATGCCGAATGGTAAGAGGCTCCGCGATTGTACATTTGGCTATATTGGAAAGATTGGTGGGCAATTCCAAAGTCTTAGTAAAATGGGAAAACCAGAGCAAATCATTGGCAAAAAACTTTCCAACAAACAAGTTGCAGCGGCTATGAGAGGAGCTACCAAATGTTAGTCGATCCAAAATGGGAAGTGAAATTCAAAGCCAGTGAAGTATTGCGTCATGCCGCGCAATACCTAGAGACGCACGGTTGGTGCCAACACGCGATGCAATATAAAGGCCGTGTCTGCCTGTTTGGCGCAATCCGCGCTGTGAACCGGTGTTCTGAACTATCGGTTGAACTTGAAATTACCAACCGGCTCCGCAAGACAATAAGGCACACTCAGGTTACGTCATGGAACGATGCCACAGGACGTACCAAGCAAGAGGTCATCGACGTACTAAACAAAGCAGCGAGAGGATGAAATGAAAGTCGATCTGATAGACTACACCGGCGCAGGTCGTGAAGACCCAGCCAAATATGCGGCCGGAATTTTGATCTTTACCAAGTCAACACGGTTGGAGATGCAACCAGACTTGTTCGCTGAAATTATGTTTTGGCCAGAACAGAAGGTGCTAGAGGAATTGCGCTACATGGCCAACACAATTCCTTCCTCTTGGGAATTTGTTGACTACACATTCCTAATTCGAGATGTGAGCCGCGCCTTCACGCATCAATTTGTTCGCTCCCGGCAATTCTCCTTTGCGCAGCAAACAATGCGCGTGTTGAACGTAGAGGGTTGGGATTATCTGTCCGGTCCCTCGATTGACAACCGCAAATTAAAAACCGGAGAGGACCTAACAATCAGGGACAGCTATGATGGCGCCATGGCCGTTATCGCAGACACCTATGATGAATTGATCGAGGCTGGTGCTGAGATTGAAGATGCGCGTGGCATTCTCCCAACCAATATTTTAACCAACATCGTAGCAAAGTGTAACATGCGGACCTTTGTAGAGCTAGTCCGCAAACGCTCCTCGCCACGCACGCAGGACGAATACCGCAATGTGCTAGACGCGATGCAGATTGAAGTGATGGGCGTACATCCGTGGATCCGGCTCTTCACCGCTCGCACATTTGAGACAGCAGCCAAGGACCTCGATGAACGCATCAAGAACCTCGACATTCCAAACGTCCAGCGTCTCGAAATGATCAAGCTGGTCGATCAAATGCGAGGGCAGTCTTGATTATCCCACCACCTAATTGTGAACATCTAGACAACTGGCGCTGTTGTAAGCTACCGAGCCATAGCAATTGGTTTTTGCGGCTTTTCAATTTGCGACCTCCATGTATCCTCGACCGGGCAGACCGTCCACGCGATGGTGAATGGATCTGTCCAGATCAAAAACCACGTCCACGTCCACGTCCCCCAATGACAAGCAGCGGTGTCAAACAAAAATGAAGTCAATTCTAGTAGACATTGACCATACGCTCTCCAACGCATTCTGGCGGGACGCGATGATTGGCTACTCGACTTGGGATGAATATCATTTAGCTTCGGAGCGGGATGAACCGCTGCATGACGTTGTCGATATAATTCGCATACTGCGGTCTGTCTATTCAATCATTGGAATAACGGCCCGTCCAGAAAAATTCCGCATGATGACAAACCGGTGGTGTTTGTTACATCAGGTCCCACTTGATGAACTGCTCATGCGGCCTGATGAGTTGTTTCTTCCGGCTCCGGAGATTAAGCTTGGCCTCATCAATAAGAGATTTATCAATCCACAGCAGGAGATCAAGCTGGCCTTGGAGGACCGGGAGGATTGCTGTAACATGCTGCGTGGCCTTGGCATAACTGTTCTACAGGTATTTGGGAGAAAGGTATGAAGCTCTGTATCACGATGATTTCAAACCGGCCACTTATGGCGAAGGAGCGTTGGCTGTCGAGCGTTCACAAGCTCGATCCGCTGCGGGCAAAAATTGATACGGTCTTTTCCTTCGTGTTTGAGGAACCGTTCACGTCAGAGGATGCGTTACCTTACACAGCCCTCGGTGCGACCAAGATCGTAAAGAAGCGCAACGCAAAAAGATTTAACTGGTGGCCAGATCGCAACGAAGTAATGAAACAAAGCCCAGCTGACATTTATCTTATGACGGATGATGATTGCCGCTTTGGCGGGCCAACAACCAGCGGCTACACATCTTGGAAACGCTACCACGACGCAATTCTGTACATGGAGAAAAATCCTAGTTGCGGCGCTGTGTGTATGCTTCCATTCCTTGGTGGGGCGCCATCGGGCAAAAAGATTTTAATTGCGGAGGATGATTTGTTTGCCTTAGGAAGTGGCTTGCTATTGCGACGGCTTCCGGACCTCGACTACAGCCACAAAGTTTTTGATATACCGGGAGCCTTGGATGAATCAGGTGCGGTGTTCTCGCGGATTGAACGTGGCTACTATACAGCCAAGACCTTTAACACACCAACATTCCGCCCACCGACCAAGAAGGTAGAGCCGGGAGCCGCGCACCCCGGTTACGATGACGATTATATCAACACAAAGGGACTTGGGAGCGTGATCCGCAAACGCTACAACGATCCGACTTGGCATCATAACGCCAGACGGATACCGCATGGCTGTTTGGCGAGCTACCATATTCAATGCAAGCTTCGTGGATTCAAACCTCGATACGGAGAGCCAAATGAAAACAGTGCCGCAGCGGCTGAGTGACCTCGGTGAGATGTACAAGGAGCGCAATAAAAAATACGGCAGCAACTATCTGGAATTTGGCGCCATCATGAAGGCGATGTTTCCAATGGGGCTGCGGCTAGAGACGGAAGAGGAGTTCAACCGTTTCACAATTTTTGTACAAGCCTTTGCCAAGTTTACCCGCTATGCTAAGGCAATCAAGAGCGGAGGTCATGCCGACAGCCTTGATGATATCTCAGTGTATTGCCAAATGATGCGGGAATATGACGACGCGATGAAAGGCTTTTCATCAAAGCCTCCAGTTGATTGGGGACCAAAATCTCAAGTGGAACTAGAAACAAGCGCGATTAGGGAAATGCGAGGTGGCTGATGCGAGCTTTGTTGTACGATACGGAGACGACTGGCTTGCTCTCCAATCATACGATGAAGATCATTCATCAGCCTCACGTCATCGAATTTTACGGCTGCGTTGCTAGTCTTAAGACCGGCAAAATTGAAAAAGAAATGAATGTGCTTGTGAAACCTCCAGTTAAGATTGAACAGGAGATCACAAACATAACAACGATCACCGATGAGATGGTGAAGGATGCACCGAGCTTTGACCGCGTTGCTGTTGACATTTTCTCCTTCCTAGAAGGCGCACCAGTCATCTTCGCGCACAATGCTTCCTACGATAAGGAGATAATTGATCTGGAAGCGGAGCGGCTAAAGCGTACAGTCAAATGGCCGCGCATGGTTTGTACAGTTGAGCAGACTGTCTCCTTGCGCGGTATTCGTCTCTCACTTAGCGATTTACACGCGTATCTTTTTGGTGCTCCCTTCGCAGGAGCTCATCGCGCCGAAGCTGATGTCAAGGCTCTGTTGCGTTGTTGCGTTGAACTTTACAAAAGAGACGTGCTATGATGTTTGGTGATCTACATCCTGTTATCCAAATCATAATTGTTGTGATCATGGTAATTTTCCTCTGTGTAGCAATTTGGTATGGTGGCCTATGAACCGCACACGTCTTCCAAATCGCCGTGCTGCTGAGACAATGAACTTTTCCGTCGATGGACAAAACTATATTCTAACCGTTGGACTTTTCCCCGACTCAGGAAAGGTCGCGGAAATTTTTATCAACTCTGGAATGCGGCTTGGGTCGATGTCGGATATCAACGCTGTGGACGGAGCCTTTGCTGTTTCGCTCGCACTCCAGTATGGTTGTCCGCTAGAGGTTTTGCGAACAGGAATGAAACGCAACGCTGATAGCACGCCCCAAGGTCCGCTCGGCGCTGCGCTCGATACGATCATCAAGGAGAGGAAATGACCAACAAGGATATCATAGAGGCTTTTCAAAAAGAAGAAAAAGCAATCTTTGATGCGTTGTCGGATTGGTTTGCATCGCAAGACGTTCCGCCTGAGATTGCCTGGTTGGTTTGTGCAGATATGATTGGAACAATTTGCTTGGCGATAGCAGAGAACGAAAAAGAAAAAGAGCATATTATAAATACTGCGATTGAAGTAATAAGAGAAACTGCGGAGGGAAAATGACCGCGAATGATTTTGAAAAATTTATAAAGCTCATGATGATGACGACATCGGATCATGAGCAGGAAGCCTTGGTTGCGCTCCGCAAGGCCAACGCCTATCTCGCAGGAATGAATCGCAATTGGGAAGAGGTCCTGCGTGGTAAGGTTACAATCGTGGGAGGAACAACTCAACGGCCAGATAATTTTGTCAAACACGACAACGCTCAGGATATAGACGCGATGTTTGATATACTGCTACAAACCGTTCCACTACATTCCTCCTTCCGGGAATTTGTAGATGACGTTCATGAGTATTGGGAGAAGCGTGGATACGTTACAGATGCGCAGTACAAGGCGCTGAAGCGCGCAGTTGAAAGGGCAAGGGCATGACACAACGTCTAGGTGATGCTCCAATTGAACCGAAACACCACGAGTTTATGAATGCGTTAGCGCATGCGATTGATAAGATGTTCAACGGTGATATGAAAGGCAAAGACCGCAAGATTGGTTTCATCTTAATGGTATTCAATTTTGACGACAACAAAGGCCGTACCAACTATATCAGCAACGCTGATCGCAAGGACGTTGTTACGATGCTCAAGGAGCAGATTGCACGATTTGAAGGTCAGCCAGAAATGGAAGGGCACGGATGAGGCATCATTGCACTTGTCATCCGTCCGAAGCTCCTTGGCCGTGTGCTCGATATTATGCCTACAATGAGTGCGCAGCTACACCACTTTGGAAAAGGATTTGGAGAGCGATAACGTGCGCATAAGAACCGGCTTCAGTTTCCGCACCGCTGTGGGGCATCTGGAAGATGTGATGTCCCGCATCAAGGAGATTGGATGGAACGTCGCGCCCATATCAGATCGCTGCTCGACCTTTGGCTTTGTAGACTGGACTGAGCTTGCCATAAAAAATAACCTGCGGCCACTCTATGGCGTGGAGCTTGCTGTGGTCCCGGAGCTAGGTGCGAGCAAGCCAGTCATCGACTATTGGACCTTCTTTGCAAAGAAAAGCTTGAAAGACTTGCACGAGCTAATTGCGATCGCAACCGGCCATCCGGGAAAGGAACCAAGTCTGCTCTATAGCGAAGCAATGAGTGCGAAGGGATTGATCAAGATTGCCGGTGAACGGGTTTTGCTAGAGCATGTGAAGAAACCAACAAAAGATTTTTTTGTTGGTTTATCCCCATCCCTTCCAAAAATTACATACAAGGAGGCGAAGAAGCGCAAGCTCAATTTCATAGCAACGAGTGATAACGTCTACCCGAGGGAACAAGACAAGGAATTTTACCGCGTGGCGCTAGGCTGGCGCTCCGGGACGCAGACCTATCCGCAGCACATTCTCAAATACGACGAATGGATGGAGGCGTGTTGGCAATTCTCCAATGAGGATAAAAAAGATGCGATGTGTAATATGGGAATTGCCTTCACATATTGTAACGCTGAATTGAAGAAGGCCACGCTGCTAGTCCCGGAGAAGCCCAAGAGCCTCCTCACGATGTGCGAGGAGGGTGCTGCCCGTTTAGGCATTGATCTGAAGAATGAGGTCTACAAAGCCCGTCTCAAAAAGGAGCTAGACCTAATTGCGGAGAAAAAATTTGAGGACTATTTTTATATCATTGCGGATATGATTGCCTATGCCAAGACCAAGATGATTGTTGGTCCTGCGCGTGGATCCTCTTGCGGCTCCTTGGTCTGCTATCTCATCGGTATCACTGCCATTGATCCTATTCCCTTTGACTTAATCTTTGAACGGTTCATCGACACAACCCGCGTTGACCTTCCGGATATTGATATTGACTTCTCCGATGAGCGGCGCAGCCTTGTTTTTGACTACGTCGAAAAGAAGTATGGCAAGGATCGTGTTGCGAGGCTTGGCACTGTTATGTCCTTTCAGCCACGATCCGCGATGAAGCAAGCGGGAGCCGTCCTAAAAATTCCGGTGTGGCGAGTGGAGAAGGTTCTTGATGGCTTGATTGAACGGTCGAGCGGAGACAGCCGCGCACTACAGGCTCTGGAAGATACACTCAAGGATACCGAAGCCGGAAGAGATATGCTGAAGGAATTTCCAGAGGTCCTAATTGCCCAAGGTATGGAAGGGCACCCTGCGACAGCGGGCCAACACGCGGCTGGCGTCGTTATAACGCAGGAGCCAGTTATCAAATACGTCGCAATTGATAAGCGGACCAATGCGACGATGTGCTCAAAATACGATGCGGAGAAATTAAATCTTTTAAAGATTGACGCATTGGGTCTCACGCAGCTTTCTATCTTTGAACGGACGCTAGAGTTGATCGGTGAAAAGCCAATCAACGGCTACCTCGAAAAGCTGCCGCTCGATGATAAGAAGGCTTTTGACGTTCTCAACTCCGGAAACTTCTCCGGAGTTTTTCAATTCACCGGCCTCGCATTACAATCCCTTACCAAACAGATCAAGGTTGAACACATCGAGGACATGATTTCAATTACAGCGCTGGCACGTCCCGGTCCTATGGCCTCTGGCGGAGCGAATGAATGGGTGAAGCGAAGGACAGGGATGGCGCCAGTAACGTATCCGCACGAATTGTTCAAACCCTATCTCGAAAAGACCTTGGGGATTGTCGTCTACCAAGAGCAGGTGATGGAGATTGGCCGCAACATAGGTGATTTGACTTGGGATGATGTTACGCTGCTCCGCAAGGCAATGTCAAAAAGTCTCGGCAAGGAGTATTTTGATCAATTCGGTAACAGATGGAAGGCTGGCGCTATCCAAAAGGGAATACCAGAGCACATTCTGACGCGTGTCTGGGATGACTTGTGTGCGTATGGGTCGTGGGCTTTTAACCGGTCGCACTCGGTAGCGTATGGTCTTGTGTCCTACTGGTCCTGCTGGTTGAAGGCCCACTACCCAATTGAGTTTGCGGCCGCCACGCTCGATGCCGAAGCAGACGCACAAAAGCAAATCTCCCTTCTGCGTGAATTGTCGCAAGAGGGCATTGAATATATTTCCGTCGATCCAGATCATTCAACCGATAAATGGACGCCAGTGCAGAAAGGCAATCGTCACATTCTCGTTGGACCGCTCACGTCGATAAAAGGAATTGGTCCAGCGAAGATGGCAGAAATAATTGATGCGCGGAAAAGCGGAACAGAACTTAAGCCGGGAGTTGCGAAAGCTCTCGCCAATGCCAAGACTGATATTGATACGCTCTCTCCCGTCGCTGATACGATCAAGCGGCTCCATCCCAACCTAGAAGCGATCAACATCACATCAACACCAACTCCGATTAAGGAGGTCCAGTGCGGCATCAGGGGACCAGTCTTGATCCTAGCCGTCGCAAAGTCAATAGCGCCACGCGATGACAACGATGCGCAGAAGGTCGCACAGCGCAACGGAAAGCGCGTGTGGGGGCCATCCATGGCGCTCAATATGTTCCTGCGAGACGACACAGATGAAATTTTCTGCAAGGTTCACCGTTCGCAATTCGAGACACTAGCACGTCCGATAATTGAAACTGGCCGTGCTGGGAAAGCTCTCTATGCGATCAAGGGATCAGTCCCAGATAACTTCCGGATGATCTGGGTCGAGCGTGTCAAGTTTCTTGGGTTCATGGACGATGACTGACGGCAATCTCCGCTCGATCTTTCAAACTTACATTCCGCAATTCCATTGGCAAGCCGTTGAGACGTGGTCAACCGGGCAAGGCGTTCCAGATTGTAACTTTTGCGGCAAAGGAATTGAAGGTTGGATTGAAAATAAACGTACTGCTGCTTGGAAGGTTGATATGCTTCCGGAGCAAGTCGGTTGGATTGAAAGAAGGTTGCGCGCTGGTGGAAGAGTTTTTATTGCAGTGAGACGAAAACATTTTGGCGGAATTAAAAAAGGCAAGCCAGAAGATGAACTGTGGCTCTTCAACGGAGGCGCGGCGCGGCATTTGGCGAAAGCCTCCCTGCGGGAGGTCCCGTCCAGTTTTCTCCTTGGAAAGTGGTCCGGAGGCCCTTCCGGCTGGGATTGGTTAAAGTTGCGTGAAAACCTGCTGCGGCTCTAGGGAAAATAATTCATTAAATCTGACTTCTTTCTCTTTTCTTTTTCCTCCGGATAGGCGATAACTAAGTACCGGTTCACCCCGGTTGCGGCCTCCTCGGCCTAAGTAGCTCCCCAGCCAGACGAAGGCGAGCGCAAGAGGACCTGACACGGTAGAGGCTCCCGCGAACGCAAATGCGGAATGGAGGGCCGCTGGTTTCCGAGAAGGTGACGACCACCGCGAGACGATGCGGGGTGATACGCGCAACCAACCAAATGACAAAATGGAAAGCGTGACTGATGGGCGCACCGCAGTAGCGAGTTGACCCAAGCGTTGCTAAGCACACCGCAGTAGCGAGTTGACTTAGGCTCTCCGATTTAATTCGGTGAATGGACAAACGCGCAGCAAATGGAAAACGAAATAGAAAAGCGAAGCGAGATTAAAACATCGCTTCGCTTTTTCTCTTCCACTAAAAAATCTTTCAGATTTTTTAGTCGAGGCAAATCGCAAACAGAGAGAGGACAAGATGACATACCTACAAGCGAATGATGAGACACCGGACTACTCCTGCGGCTATGTGGATGGATTGGAAGGACGTACGCACAACTGTCCTGCTGGTGTGGATGAAGACTTGTACACTGAAGGTTATGAAGCTGGTACTGAGCGACGTAAGTAAGTGATCTGGCCCTTTGGTGGGGCTTAACGAAGAGGATGAGAGAAATGGAAACCATTAGAATGTTTCGCAACAATTGTACATTGGTTGCGATCAAGGAAGTCACCGGAGCGGATGATGCCGCGGTGCTCGCTGCGGTCCGCAAGCACAACTACAAAGACAACCACGGCATGTACGCAGATGACTATATGGCTGCGGCGCGTGACCTTGGAATTAAGTTTGGCGAAATGAAACCAACGTTCCAACTTCTTCCTACCAGTGGAACGATCAGCGGTTGGGCAACAAAGCGTCCAACTCTTAAGTCTGTGATCGCAAAACTGACCAAGGGAACATTCTTCGTGCGAACCCGTCGCCACGTTCTGGTCGTGCGTGATGGAGCGGTTATTGATCACAATTGGAGCAAGCCGTCGCTTGGCCGTGAGACTTTTGACTATGTTGAGGTCCTCAACGCTCACAAGCCGGTTAAGACCGGCGTGCTGAAGGTTGCGCGGCGCAATTCCCGGAAGTATGGAACAAGCGCATGGGTCATCGGCCAGAGAGCCTTTGACTACATCCGGGCAAATCCGAAAGCGACGGCTGAGGATGTTCTGAAGAACTGCCCAGGCTACAAAAAGAATTGGCTGGCTTGGGATATGAAACGTGGTAACATCGTAGAAGTTTAAATATCGAAACAAAGGAGAATGAAAATGTTTGTTGTCTATCATATCGCTTCCACGCACATGGTTGGTCCTGCTCCGGGATACGCTAGTCCACATACAATGTATGCCCGTACTTATAAGACGGCGCACATGGCGAAGCGGACCTGTGATAAGTTTAACGCCAAGGAGCATCGTACTTGGGGTGGTGAGACGCTTGAAGGTCCTGGCTCCTATGGCTGGTGCTCCGCTGACCACTACCAGAAGCGGGTTGTGCGGATGGTTGAGCGTACCAATATGATGTCAGGAAAAAAGTTCATGGAGCCGAGCAACACTCCGGGTTACATGAGCCCTTCGTCCGAAGCTTACTGGTCTATGTGAGGTGATCATCGAAGCGGGGCAGCGTGCTGCCCCGTCACGATGCGATCCTGCATCAAACAGAGAGGATGACTAAAATGAAAATGCTTGCTAGCTTTGAACTCCAAGCGAATGATCCTACAGTAGCTCCCTGCCGTATCGTGCTCGTTGATACGGAGGCCGGTTACCATCCGCTTGTTACTTGGTTAGAGAACACAGCAAATGGTGGCCGCGTTTGGGGCCACT